GAGCCCCTTATTACTTTGCATGAGTGGACACTCTTGCAAGAGGCGCTTGATGAGAGGCGGAGATATTGGAAGACTTCGCCCAACTTCCATATGATGCTACGGATTGCATTTTGTGGTGAATGCGATAACCCGTTTCATCATCAGCACAACGGCAACAACGATTATTACCGCGATCACGGCACCCATAGCCTCCCCGGCATCCGTACCGAAGCACTAGAGGCTATGACAGAGGATCTCTTGATTTCCAACTACGGCAAGCGGGGAATCGAGAGGCGCGCTCGTGCGGGCAAAGACTACACGGCCGAGATCAAGCTAACCGAGCGGGAGCTTAGCGAGCTTGAAAATCAATACGTTGCTCACAACGTTTCGGCTGAGCGCTTCGCCAAGGTGGCTAGCCGGCTTGAAGCCCGCTTGGCGCAGCTTCGGCAGGCTCAGGAAGCGGCAAGCTCTACCGATTGGGAGCCGACCGGGGAGACCGTCAAAGAGCGCTGGATGCGCTCAGACAAGGCTGAGCGTCACACGATGCTTAGGAGCCTGGGCCTCCGCGTGGAGCTTCGGAGGCAATACCGGATCTCCGATCATGCTTGGCGCTGGTGGCTTGAGTTTGTGTGGGACTCAGAAGCCCACGAGCGGCTAGCCAGGCTGCCCGGCTGAGCCAACGGAAGGCCCCGCGCCGCGTGCCCCCTCGATGCGGCCCGGGGCCTTCCTCATGCCTAGACTACTCTCCGTGAAGCCGGTTACCTAAGGTTAACTAGCACGAAATCCCTCCGGATAGCCTCCCCCTCTGCCATACTTGCCGCCTCGGCAATACTTGCCTATGGGGAGAGGACAAAACCATGCTTAGACGACTCATCACGCCCGCGCTCGTTGCGGGAGTCCTGGCCGCCGTTGTGACCGTGGCCGGGCCCGCCACGGCGGCAACCGCCATCAAGACGCCCGGCCCGCCGATCGGCTCCGCCGGCCAGACAGGGCACGCGGTAACCGGGGCGAACTTCCGCTACGCGGCAGGAACGATCTTCCTCCGCAACGGGGGACTCTTCGCTGCAACCAACCTCGGGGTTGGGGGCTCCGTCTCGCTCAAGAGCACCACGGGGAAGACGGTACTTCTCGGGATCTCAACCGACACGAGCGGGCCGCATCACCCTTGGAGCCCGGGTATCAACGTGTACCAAGGTCACACGCTCATAGCCTCACAGAACGATGCTTCTGTGAACGGGGAGACATGCACGGCCGGGGTTTGCACCCCCGGAGACTCTGGCCTCTGGCCTGACAGGCAGCATGCAAGGCTTTCGCTCTATTATGACCGGGCTCATGGGCAAATCGTCTTTGAGGCTCTCACGGATGCGGGCGACAGCTACCATGGGCATTACTTCATCGGCACAGGGCTTCTCTTCCGCCAGGCCCGCGTTACGGGCGATTTCGGCAATACCCCGTTTGATTCCGTGGGTTACACGGCTCCGCCGGCGGCCGTCACCAAGTACCTCTCATGGAGCGCGGCCACCTTCACCAACTATGCCGGAGTACACGGCAACTTCCGGGGGCCGTGGACACGGAACATTGTGCGCCTCGTTGACGCCCAGGGGCACGCCTACGCGGGCACGCTCAACAAGGCAGGAGACCACTTCGCTACCTCGCTCGCTCCCTAGAGGCCCAGGGGGCCCGGAGGCGGGCCCCGGGCCCGTGTTACCCAGGCACGGGCTCCGGGGCCCGCTTAGTTGTCTGGGGGGCCTCATGGGGGTACGATCCTCGCGGGGTGGCAGGTTTACTAGCAACACGCTTCAAGCGGGAGGAAGCATGAAGCTCCGCCACCTCGTATGTACGGCCGCCATGGCAGCCGGGGGCCTCCTTGCGGCCCTCGTGCTTCTGGGCGTGGCTCTCGTGAGCCTCAGGTACGGCAACCCATGACGGAGGCTCCACGGCGGCCGAGGAAGCCACGGGACAATGACCGGGTTAACACTGGGGGCCTCTTCCGTTGCTGCCTCGACACGCTAGCCGGGCTCTACCTTGACGGGCCTGCCCGGATAGCGAAGGAAGGTCAAACCCTCCAATGCAAGTATGCCCCGGACTCCCCCAATCATCGGATGATCTTCCGTAAAGGTTGCTGGGAGTGGGACCGGAAAGCGGCAGGACTAGAAGAGGAAGCGTCTAATGCCGGAGCTAAATAGGCTTATGGAGCTAGCCCGGACGGCAGACGGGCTCCGGATCAAGGAAACGGAGACTCACAGAATCTTCGTTATCCCGATGCTCTATAATTGGCGGATTGCCCGGAGCCCGAAAGATAACCCAATGACCTATGACCGGGGTTGGTGCTATGCGGGCCGTGGCATGGCTTCCTTCGTTGCGGCCGTGTTGGCTGCCTGGGCCTGGGATGGGGCCGACGATACGGAGCCTGAGGGCTGGAATAAGAATATTCAAACGGGCGCTTGGCGAGAGCCGGAAAGCCCGAGGGAGTGAATATGTCTCTCATGAAACACGGGGATTTCGTAGCCCCGGCCAAGACAAAGGAAGAGGCTATAGCGATAGCCGTTAGGTGTAACCGGCTCATTGAGGGCCTCGACAAAGCCGACCAATTTTGTGCAGTGCTACGGCTCACGTTGCTAGGGCAGCACAAGCTATCGGGCAGGATAGCGGCACCATGGGGCGTCTATCTCATGGATATGACCTTGCCTGAGGGGGAAGGCGAGCTTCCCGGCCAGGCGGCCCCGGAGGCGCTCCCGGTACACACAAGCCCCGGGCTCCGTGAGTCATGACGCTAGGAAACTGGGCTCTTGTCTTCGGATCGGGCTTCCTCCTGGGAGCCGTGATCGGCTTCTTTGTTGTCTATCACTTCCGGAAGGGCTGAGCCGTCCGATGTATTACGATCGGCAAGGCAAACCCCTTAGCATGATGCAATGGGCGAAGCTGCACAGTAATCCCGGTTATAAGCGGATTGCCCAGCATGAGTAGGGCAACGTGTTCTGGCTCCAGGAGAGCAACTTCATCTGGCTCCACTCACCTCCACGGTAGCCGTCGTGGCAGCTAGATCTGGCCCCACTTCACCGACCCGGATCACGACCCGGATCGCAAGGAGTTTTGGCCCCACCTCGGCCCTGCTGTGGGCACCTGACTAGGCCCTAGCATTGGGTTCAGGAATCGGGCCGGTCGATCCTCTCCCTGACAGAGCTGGGTTTCCCGGCTCGGTTCCCCAATGCGGTCATGACGGGCTCCATGCGGTCTTCTTGATCCAGTCCAGCGCCGACACCGACCAGCGGGCCACGATCGCACGGTTCACCACCGGCCAGTCCACCGCACCCGGCTCCAGTGTTGCCAGCCGGTACGTCAGCGCCACCTGACGGCGGGTCATCTTCGGGTCCGCGATCTCCTCCAAGAGCTGCCCCTGCGGGTCAGCTAGGACGCACAGGAACTCCCCGTTGTAGTTGCTCACTTGCGACCTCCAGTATTAGGTTCGGTTCCCCATCGCATGCTGTCCGGGATGGAAACCCCAGGTGCGGCCTGGACATGCACCCAAGCGCCGAGCCCCGTGCCGCAGACGCAGTTGCCCGACCCCGAATGGACGTCACGGGCGTAGACGTGCGGCTTCCCGTACTGTGCCGGCCCTGGGCCGATGGAGCCTTCCCATCCGGGGATGTCGCTTCGTTCGCTCACAGAGTCTCCTTATCACCGTTCGCTCGGCAGGAACACGGACCACTCCCCGCCCTTGTGATGGCCGTCCTCGAATGTGCAGCCGAACCGCTCGACCTGGACCGTGACGCCGAGGGCCTTGGACTGAAGTATGCAGCCGGACGGCTCAATGTCCGCGGCTGTGAGAAGGATCGCGTCGAGGCCGATCTGTGCGCTCTCGCCGCACCAGCGGAGCTGCGCGAGAGCTGCTTGTAGTAGGGGCGTGCGGCTAAGCAACGCCTCCACGCCCTCGCTAACGAGCGTGACCGGGGCACCGCGGAACTCGATCTTGGCGTCAGTCGGTATCATGTGCCCGGCCATCAGAAGTCCAGATCGTCCGCACTATCACATATCAACGGGACTTCCTCCCATGGGCCATAGCTCACCGTACGGCGGACGAGCTTTCCGTTGACCCTCGCGTGATCAGCGGCGGCCTGCCGCGCGGCCTTCTCGTCGTGGCCATAGTCGTGCAGGCAGTCGTCATGACGCATGCCCCACCCGGTCAGGATGAACTCGGTGCGGCCTGTGACGATCTCCTCGGTCAGGTCAGGATTATTCATCGTGCCGTCAGTCCTTTCACGGTGCCCAGTCCGGCACGTCGAACATGCCCTGGTCTCTCATTGCCGCCAGGGACTCGGCTACGGAATCTTCGTCCAGGCCCTGGTCGCGGAGCTGGTCGCGGACCTCGGCCTCGAGGATCTCGTCACGCATCTCCCGCTCTCTCCCTGCCTTCCCCAGGTCGTGGCCATACTCCTCGGCGTGCCCCTCGCATAGAAGCTTGCCGTCCACGTCAACGGTGCCGGGAGCGGTGCAGGTCCAGTAGTGTTCCGTGCTCCGCTACCGGGATTGGGGATCGCTGCCGGATTGATTGCGCTTCCGCTCGTGTCGTGCTGACAATCGCACCATGTTCCCCCGGGGCAATCCCTATGGAATAGCTCAGCGTTGCGGTTAAGCCCCTGGCTCAGCCGATCCCCGGCCAAAAGGCAAGAGTGACAGATCATCAAACCTCCATTTGCGTACACTCATAACCGCAACCCGCATAACCCGCGATATCAACCCAGTGATCCCGCTTGCCCGGAGTCCACATAAGGCGGGAGAGCTTCACGCTCATAACCATGATGGCGATATCGTGCGGCTGTAGGTGCCTGCCATCGGGCCCGCGGTAACCATAGGCGTTGAGCGCCTCAGCCGACCGCATGAAGTCTTGGGAGGGCGGCCCGTAGGAGTTATTACGGTCTCCCGTGATGAGTGCCTTAGCTTCGTCCAGAGCGCTTGCCCGGGGTGAAGGTGTCTCCGTTGGCGTCTCGATCGGATCAAAGATCCAGCCTAGTAGCTGAGACTCGCTCGCTTGCACGAAGCGCTTTCCGGTTGCCTGGGCAACCCTCACCTCAAGCTTAGCGCCTTCGCTCTTTTCCCATCCGGGCAGCAACACAACCACGTCACTATTTAGCACATGCTGTATATCGGCTTGCATATACATCGTTGTCGGCAACGTTTGATCTCCGCCCCAATTGCGGGCCGGATTGAGGATCTTACACGTCCCGTCAGTCTCCCAGGTGAAATCCGCGGACTCAAGAGCATCCTCAACGGCAAGGAACGCGGGATAGTTGTGCTCAGGGATTCCCCGCATGGGCCCCGACAGATAATAAGTTGTCATCAGCTATCGCATCCATAATCATGCTTCAAATCAAGGAAGAGCAAATAAAACCTGTAGGCCCGCTTCTGCTGCTCTGTAGCGTCCGGTCCTGGCTTAGCCACTGGTATCTGAGCCGACAGATTGAAGATAGCGCACCAACGCGATTGCGATTGCTGCACACTATAGATCGTTAGCCAAGTGCTAGCGCCAAACGATACGAACATGAGCAGCACGAGCGCGGCAATAGATAGGTGAAGTGATCTCATGGTGCGGCCCTGCCCTTCACTCCCTCAAGGAAGGCGAGGCGCTCCCGGAGCCCCACCATATCATTAACAACATCTCTCAGATTTCCGTTAAGCTCTTTGATAGCGGCAGTGTTTTCCTTCGTTGCGTTGGTTAGTGCGAATCCACTGCGGACGATAACGAAGATTGCGCCAAGCAATGACACAAGCCCGCCCACGGCGGCCAGGATCGTTACAATAATCACGTCTTACCCCTTAGCTCTTCCCCCGGGCGTTGCAACCGCGATAGCTTCGGGGTGCATGCGCTCTGTTGGGATAACCGGGCAACCGTAAAGCCCTGTATCAAGGTGATACCACTCCCCGTACTCGGGATCTTTGGCGATTGCGTTATGACAGATTGAGCAAAACTCCGCTTGCTTCTTCATTTAGCCTCCCTCTTGAGGGCTTCCGCCCGTTGCTTCAACAATCCTTCAAGAGCCACATACGTGGCTTGCCTAAACACGGCATCCCCTGGGAAGGGGTTGCCTGGGATCGGGATAGGCGATATCAGATCCGTATAACCGATCAACGGGTTTCTCATGGTGAGCGTGATAACCCAGACGGGCCCAAGGAAGGTATCCGCCTGGCCAGGAATCGGCAGGAGCCCGAAGGAATGCCCAACCTCGTAGGCGATAGTGTCACGGTTCACTAGGCCATATTCGGAAGCCAGCTTTACGGCCGCGTCGGCTATGGCGTCTTTAACGAGCGTCTCCAGCCGTTGCCTTTGATCGATCACTAGGCCACTCTCCCTACTGGGTTCCCGCCTGCCGCCGTCCGTGTCGGCCGGTAGATAACCGGGGCCTCAAAGTCACATTTGCAGCCTGAGCCCATTTGCTTGCCGCATATGCCGCATTTGAGCCCGTAAGCTCCGGTCACGCGGAGCCATCCGAAAGGGGTACGGACATACCGCTTGTTGGTGAATCCCCGCCTCCGCATAGCCAGCCAACGCCTATCGGTAGCCAGGCGGCCCCTCAGGAAGTGATCCCAGGGGCCGTAGTCAACGGGGCCCCGGCCTCCGTGCCCCTCAACCATGGGCGGAAGCATCTTGCCATTCCGTCACATAGACGGCCCGAAACTTGGCTTTGCCTTCGCGGCTCTCCGCAATCTTGTAGGCTTCCTCAATATCATCACAAGGCAAAATGAAGCCACTATCAAAGATAACCGCGAAATCATATCTATACCATTCAAGCTTCGCCCCATTAGCTTTAACCGCCATCACGCCTCTTATCCGGGAAGACCTGCCGTCTTAGCGTCTCCGTCTCACCCTTCGCAACCATGCTTGACACGTCTTCCCCTTCGGGGCATTCAATGATCCGGACTCGCCAGCCGAGGGTTTCCGCTATCGCCCTGGATAGCTCTAGTCCTGGCCGTTGCCCCGTCCGGGAATCTTCGGGATCTCCGTCTGTGAATACGATCACGCTCCTAAAATCTTTGAGCACGGGGGCCCATATTTTTCTTTTGTCATGCCATACTTTCGCCCCGGGGATTCCTAGGGTTGGGAGCCCTAGTATTTCCGTGGCTACGATGGCGTCTATTTCGCCTTCGGCTAGCCCGATCGATTCGCCTGCCGCAAAATAGGCGTTGACGTTATAGAGCCGTTTCTTTTGCCCCGCGTATTGTGAAAATTTGGGGACGTTATTCCCGTGGGTTGCGAGCTTCCTAAACGTGATTGCAGCTACCCCGGCCGGGGTGAGGTAGGGGATTGAGAGCATCCCCCGGAATCGCTCATCCCCTGGCAGGGGTGAGGTGACGAGGCCCAGGCGGTAAAGCTCGCTTGCCGCGATGCCGAGAGTGAGCCCGTGGCTAGTCAAGTAGGCTTCTGTCCCATGAGGATCGTTGGGGCTTATGGCCTCTAGCTGGCTCGCGTATTCCCCGGCTGCTAGCTCCAAGGTTTCTCTCCGCAAACTCAAGGGCACCCCTGTAATCTAGATTTTCCGCGCGTTTGATCACTCCTATAGCGTCTCCGCCCATGTTGCATGCATGGCAGAGGAAGGCGTTAGCTTCAAGGTTGACGGAGGCTGAGGCTATCCGGTCGGCATGAAAAGGGCACTTAACTGGCCGCCATCCGTAGCCATTGACGCGGGCGAGGTCGGCTCCGTAATGCTCTAGGACGGCCGAGATTGTTAGCTCACTCATACTTAAATCGTGGCCGCGATTCAATAATAGAAATCGCCTCGTTAGCCTTCGTTCGCCTACGCTGCCCCAGCCACGGCATAAAGGCCAATAGAATAACCCCGTTGTCCTGGGGCTTGTACGAGCGCCAAATCTGCGCACGCTTATAGGGCTTACCATCTAGGCGAGTTTTACCGTAATAGGAATGCTCCGCTACGATGCCGCATCCAACTATGTCCGCAAAGCGTTGCAAGGAATCAAGGTCTGTATTGCACAAGGTTAGTCGCACATAAGGGCCGCCCCGTGTGCCCGCAACGCGGCCGTTCATATACGTATAAATGCATCCTTCCCCTTCAAAATAGCCCGCTGCCCATGCCGTATCTTCGGGCGAAGCGCTCCAAATTATCTTCTCAATTCGCATTGGGCACTCACTTAACCCGGCCAGCCCTGTAAGCGTCAACCGCGTTAACAAACTCATCCCGCTTCCGGTCAATGTGAGCCTTGGCCGCCTTGTCTGCCTCATCGCCAAGAGCCTTCCTCAAGGCTTCCGTTGCCTGCCTCACGAGATGCTCAAGGAAGCTCTCCATTAGGCCAACTTCAACCGGGGGCATGTAGCTCTGGGTTGTAAGGCGCTTGCCGTTATAGCCGACCTCAATCCGGTAAGTGGGAATATAGTTCCCGAAGCCGTCAAAGGGTCCGTAGCCCGGTCCTTCTGGCGTAACCTCAAAACGGAAATAGTTAAGCTTGCTCATTGATACCTCTCCCGATGATCTCAAAACGCCTCTTGCCGTCTGGTAGGATATGGAGACACATTTGCACTTGCCGCCGTGCCTGCCTTAGCTTCTCTTCCTTGATGACGGCCAGGACTAGCCGATCATGGCCAGGCTTCCTCTTGCCGGAATGCCCGTTATAGTCACTCCGATTTTTGCCCCGCGGTTTCGGGGCCCTGTACTTCAATTTGAGATTCGGCCCCGTTAGCTCTATCAACGATTCCCCTTCGGGATAGCTCATCATCGGCCAGCCGGCGAAGCACCAAATACTCTGACGGATCTTCCCCCTGGCCGTTGCTCCGGATGATCACGCACGGACGGTCCCCCCGGGCCGCGTTACCCTTGGATTGCTCAAGCCATGCCATAGGCCGGAAATCCGACCGGGCTTTAACCTCGATGGCATGCCCTGGTACTCCCAGGATGTCGCGGCCCGGGTAGCTCGCTGGCACACGCCTGGCACGGGACCAACCGTGCTCCCTAAGCCAACGGGCAACGTTGGCTTCCGTTCGCCTTGAGCGCCTTACACGGGCGTTAGCCATGGCTCAGAGGGCTAGCGCCGCTAGCACCATGACAACGATTAGGAAGAGATCGATAAGCACGGAGAAGACTAGCGCGCTCCGGCTGCTAGTCAGGTAATAGATGTTTGCGAGCATGCCAGCGAAGAGCAACGTAGCCCCGGTAAACAAGAGGATCTCAAGCATTCGGCTTGTCCTTCGCCTCACGGAGCCTCTCTACCGGAAGTGTCGGCTCACCTTCTGGCACAATCGGCGGATCGGGATTAATCCTCATACGATGCCAGCCGTCCGGGCGTCTCATCCAGTAGAGCCCCTTGGCGTCAATGTGTACCCCGTTTTTGTACTGGGATTCATGCGTGACCGTGAAGCTAGCGTTAGAGTCAAGGGTAAACAATACCTCCATATTACTTGGCACGTAATCAAGGCCCCAAGGATCGGCAATGAGGCTGTATCTGTTCTTCCGTATGGAAACGTCAGTACCCCTCGTTGCAATCTTGCCGCTAATGGTGATCGTAAGCTTGTCGCCCGGTTGCATTCCTGGCCCCTTCGTCACGTCCACTTATTAAACCCGCACTTGTTACGCCAATCGTCGCCCGATCCCTTCGCGCAACGGTAAGCGTTGAAGAAACCGCCCTTAGCCTTCGGCCCATGCACCAACGCGGCCGGCTCGTCACAGTCACAGTTGGGCCCGCCCGGGGGGTTGAGCGTCCAGGTTTGCATGCCGTTGGGGCCCTTCACGTTGAGCACGGCAGGCCCCCTCGATTGCTGCCCGGCATCCTGGGCATAGGAGGCACTCCCTGCCGACCTCTCCGGAGCACTTGCTACAGAGCCACGGCCGCCGGCGGGCGTCGTGCCATCGGGGGAAGGGTTTGCACGGCTCTCTGTGGCTCTCAGGGCCGTAGAGGGCCCGTCTGAGGCCCAGGGATCGGCCGGGGCCGCCTGGCCTCCGGAGCCCCCGGAAACCGTGGGCATGATCCGGTCTAGGATCTCTGCCGCTACATAATCTAGGACTTCCCTTACCGCGTCACTAATCATGCTGCCGCCTTCCGTCCCGTGATCTTCGGGGCAACCATAAACGTCTTGCCGTCGTTAGCCATTGACTCATCAAAAACCGCCTTCATGCCAAGGAAGCCGTCAAAGGCACTATTGATCACCTCGGAGGGCACAAGGCTTAGCTCCGCAAACCTCGGCCGGAGGTGCAAAACCGCGCAACGGTCAAACTTCGGTAGCTCCCGCTCCGTGCCATCAACGTCAAGGATGATATCCGCGTTAGCCAGGGCCGCTAGCTGATATCTCACGTCTTCGTAAACCCGGTTGCCCGTCTTCGTGTCGCCCAGGACAAACCAATTTTTGATGTATGCTGCCCAATCGGCCGTGCCCGCATATCCGTACCTGTTAGACCAAACGGTAAATTCTGACATCTCCCATGCGGGCTCATAGCTGGCCGTGAAGTCTTCAAAGCGGGCGAACATTTCCCGGGCCGCGCGGGGGGCCTTATCCCATTCGATCGCATCATCATGCCTAGGCTCTACGCCCGTTTTGATAAAACCGTCAATCCATGCATGCACGAGATCCCCAATAGCGGCCGGATCATCCGGGCCCCGCATGAAGGGAGCTTGCCTCACAAGCTGTACCCGCTCGTTGCGGTCAAGGGCCTGGAGCTTCTCAAGGTTGTCTGCCGCGTACTCTCCCGCCTTCCTGGCGGCCCAGTGCTTCAAGCCGTCTATGCTCTTGATGCCCTTAATGTTGGTGATGCTTGGCACTTGGACGCCTCTTGTTGGGTGAGCATAGAAGCGGCCGAAGGGCGTTGATGTACTTAGAGCCGGAGCCGTCATGCTGCCAGCCTCTCTTGCCGCTCCCAGACGGCTAGACCGAAGACGTTAACGATTACAATGGGCTTTTGCAGGCCCCGGGCATACCGGATCGTTGCCCATGTGCCTCCCCCGGTATCGGCAAGCATGGCGGGAGCGGCAACCAATACATCGGAGGCCCGGACGATTGCCCGGTTACGGGCAAGGTAGGGCTCCGGCGGAAGGTAACTCGCGGCATGGTGGCACCAAGCCCCCCGTGAAGCCTACGCTTAGCATGCCCACACGGCCCCAAAGATCCGGAGTTGATCCGATCGGCTCCAAGGGTCATTGAGGCGGATATCCTCCGCCATCATCAAGAGGTGAGAAACGTAGGTTTCAAGCCCGGGAACCCTTACCGCCTTCCGGGCTTCGCCCAGGATGCGGCAGAGGGTTTTTTCGCTAGGTGTGACCTGGGCGGATACCTCATGTATCCGGGCTTCTAGGGTGATTCCCTCAATAACCCGACTCTTGAGGCGTTTCCCCACGTCGCGTGATTTACGCCATGCGGGCTTGCAAGCCTCGCAAATCCTCTGTTGCTTAACCCTCCGGCTGAACTTCGTCTCACACTTCCGGCAACGGATCGGCCGCAAGGTGACGCTCACTCTTCGCCCCTCCGGTAAACGAGCTTCGGGCTTGACGCCCTAAGATCGGCGGGATGGATGCCGTATCCGGTTGATTCCTCAACGAAGACGGTCCCCCCGCCTTGGAGGTGAACAAAATAACGCTTGCCGCGTTCGGTTTCCCAAATGTCGCCCGCCGCAGGCGGCCAGGATTCCGGCTCGCTCCGCTGGATAACCCTTACCTCTCGGGCGCTCCCTGCCCATATGAGATGATGCACATTGCGGGAGTCCTTAACCTCTACCCAAAATTCTTTACTAAGCGCGCCATCGTTGAGATAAACGGGCCGGGTAACCGTGCCCTCAAACTCAACCCGAACCTTAGTGCCAGGCGTGAAACCGTGACTCATTAGCCTTCCCATCTTTCAGAGCGCCTCATCCGGAAACGGGTTACCAATAACCATGCTGAATCCGTGCCCCTCAACCGCGGAGAGCACAACATCACGGACAAGCCCGCTAGGCTCGTTATCGTCGTTGAGCATTCCCCTATCGTGAAGCTCACAGACAGAATCCGTCATAGCGATATAGCCCGGATCGCGGCACATGCAGACAAGCTCATAAAACGAGACCGGATCATTGTGCATGAGATCGACAAGACAAAGCTTGACCACTCCCGCCATATAGAGCGGGATCTTCCTGCCGCCATGCTTGAGCGGGGCGAGATCGGTAATCTTCCGCCCTCCGGTAGTGCTCACAGAACCACTCCCATCATGTAGACAATGAGCCACACTCCCGCCAGATAGGCGAGTTGAAGCCAGAATTGCAGAGGGAAAAGCCAGCTAAATATTGCCCTCACGTAACCGTCACCCAACGCATAGCGGCACGGAGCAAGCCCTCATAATCGCCCGACGTTGCCTCTTCCCGGAAGGCGCTAACCTCCGCCTCCGGGACTCCCGCGCGGCGCAAAGCCCGCGAAACCCGCGCCAGGATTGCAAACGCATTGCCATCCTGGCCGCTAAGCTCAACCTCAACATCCGGGTACTTAACCTGAGCGCTCATCTAGTCTCCAGTTGATAACTCACGTCTTCAATCGCCAAATCGTCATGAACCCAAAACGAAAGAAACGTCTGTGCAAGGGGATCTTGCGGGCCGTTAGTATTCTTCACACACGACACATTCAAAGCCATATGGCTAGCGGCACACGTCAACACGAGGCGAGGGATCTGGGTTACTTTCCCCTGTATCTCCCAGTCCGCCGGCGGGCTCCCGTTGTTGTTATCCTTATCCACCTTCGCATGATGCAAGATGCAAACGTGAGCCCGTGTCTCCCTCGCCAGTACGTCTAGTTGCTTCGTCAATTCGATTTGGCTAACCCAGTCCCCCGCGCTATCCGCGTAATCGATCAAGTTATCGATGATGGCGAAATCCGGCCAGGCACCATACACGGACTCAAACGAGCTAAACCGGGAAGCGATCCCCGCCATATCGAGAGACTCATACACGAAATGCACGGAGCCCAGGCGGGTTAGCGCTTCCTCATAGCGGCCCGTATCCTTGCCCTCAAAGCGGCGCTCAACCGCCGTGCCCGTGTCCCCCGTCAGGATCGCGCCAAGGCGCTTGCAAACGGTTCCCTCGTCAGAGTCGGCCGAGAAGTAAAGCCCCCGCTTGCCCGCCCTGGCCCATGCGATGATCATGTTGAGCGCTAGTACAGACTTGAAGCTCCCGGGCTTTCCCGCGATCATGCTTGTTGCCCCCTGGCGGAATTTGATGCGGGCAAGCTCAAACGAGGGGAAGGGATCGGGCAGAGGCCGGCCCAGGGAGCCTACCCGGTTGGCGAATTTCCACGGGCTGAGCATCAACGATCACGCTTCCGCAGATAGGCGGCAATCCGCCAAAGCAAGTTAGCTATCGCGTGCCCGTCTTGGTTGATCTCCGATAGGTCAAGCCCGCTAACCGTGTTGCCGGCTTCCTCGATGATCCGGGCCGCTATCCGGTCAAAGCTCATCATGCGGCCCGCCCAAGGGTTGCCAGGGCTTCGGCCTCCGCCTCCCAAGGCGGGAGGTCAAGGCTCAGGGCTGCGCGAAGGTGCCATCCGACGTAAGTGGCGAAGACGGGCGGGATAGCCTCAGCTAGCTCTTCACGGTTCATCCAGTCAACGCCCATAACCTCATATGCCGCCTTCTGGTGACCACGGCCGCGAAGAGAGCTGCCCTTGCCTGGCCCATGGCCGGCCACCAAGACGGGGCGCAATGAGTGATCACACTTGACCGGGGGCGCGGGAATGCTCACGTTGGACTCAAAGCCCCTATGCCGCCAGAGCCCAACCTTCCCATGAGGCTCCCAAACCGTAGAGAGCCCGAAATGAGAGCCACACAACGTAACCGGCCAGCGAAGCGGGGCTTGGGGCACATTCTCAATCACGTAAGGCACCCCGAGCTTTGCCAGGCGTTCCCTCGTGGGAGGGATCAAGTTGGGATATTGCGCCGCTAGTCCTGGCCGACAACGAGCCATCTTGCTAAACGCCTGACAAGGCGGGGAAGCATGCACGGCATCAAACCAAAACGATCCCCCATCCGGCCGGGCAGCCATCATCAAATCAAGATATTGCAAAGCGTCACCTTGGATGAAAGAAAACGGATAGTGAGGCTGAGGCTCTTTATCAACCCCGATCACGTTAAAACCTGCCCGATGGTAGCCAACGGCGGCCCCGCCCGCCCCGCAAAAGAGGTCAAGCAAAAGCGGTTTCAACTTGTGATCTCAGGCATAGAGTTACGGATATTGAGCTTGTAAGAATGGGTCCGGAGGATACGGCGGGCGTAAAGGTAGGTTGCCGCATGCTTAGAGCCGTAACGCTCAAGGAGGCTCACGACACGGCGGGCCGTAGTCCCGTCTTGTATGAAATCGTCAAGGAAGAGGAAGCGGAGGCCCAGGCCAGCGAGATTTTCAACGAGAGAGCATCCGTGATGCTCGTCTGACGGCTTCCGGGCGATCACGAGCGGCTTATCAAGCTCCATGGCGGCCGGGAGGCCAATAACGATACCGCTTAGGCCGGTAACCGCGATGGTATCGAAACGGCGGGAAACGGGGCGGAGATCGGCAACCGCATTGGCCACGGTCGGCCCAAGGTCGGCCAGGCCCGACATTCCGTGATAAAGCATTCTGCCTCCCGGGAAACTAGCCTGTTGCTAGTTAACCTGAGGTATCGTAGCATACGGGTTTTGAGGCTGTCCGGTCCTGGCCGGCGGGCATTTGTTGACGGAGGCCAGGAAAGGACCGGACAAGCAAGAGCCCCGTATGGTATGATCATATTGAGTAAAGACATTTAGCCCAAAAAAATCGTGAAGAATAGGTTTAAGGATCTTGAATACTGGGTACTAAAGTTACATATATATAATACATATATATAAAGACACACACTCTACAGAGTGTGTGTCTTCTATAATTAAATATATGTGTCCTGAGCGGAAGATTAGACCGCGTGGACTTCTGGCCGGGGGATCTCTGGGCAGCAAGACGGTTGGCACTTGCCGTCTCCCGCCTCCCGCTAGCGTCTTCGTGCCGCCTCAGGGCAAGGGGTTTCCGTCTTTTCCCCCCGGAGCTACCGGAAACAAAGACGGGACAATTTAAGCCCGCCTGGGCCGGCTTGAGCGGCCCCAGAAGGGCAATGATCGGCTCTCCGTGAGGTGAGGGATCGGGTTACCGCCCGGCCGGCAAAGCCGGGGCCGTGGGGCCCGGAGATTCACCCCGGTTGGCCACGGGGAGCGGAGGGAGCCAGGCGGCAACCGACATGGGTTGTCTGATTCTGGCAGTAGCCCCGGAGAGCCTTCGCTTACGGCCGCCGTGAGTTGAGCACAACCCTGGCGGCCAGGCCAACGGCCAGGCCCACAACAGCACCTATTAGCCTTCCGAGAGGATCACGTTGCCGAAGCTCGCCCGCTTCCCCGCGTTTGCTGCCCGTGTCGTCTATGTCTTCGTCAGTGAGTACCGGAGGCTTGACGCTCCGCCCCCGGGCCCGGTACGGGCAGAGATCTCGTGTACCTCGGCCCACGTTGAGCGGGCCTGGCAGCCCTACTCCTACGCCCGCCGGCTTGGGAGTGTCGGCTTCGCCCGGCCTCAGGAAGCGTCACTAACGGAGCCCGGCCGTCAATCGCGGGGGCCACGAGACGGCCAGGCCCCGCCGTGACGGGCTAGGCTCTACCCCGGAGCCATCCTCCCTAGTTGTGCCGGGGGCTTCGCTCATCACTCCCCAGGCGGGCTCACGGTCGCCCAACCAAGCCCGCCTAAGGTGATGGTCAACCGAAGGTCAAGAGTTGTCAAGGGCTAGTTAACCCCCCGTTATGAGGCGGCCCGCCCCCGGGTTAGCTCGCTAGCTTGCGTGCCCAGCGTGCGGCACATCGGGCCCTGGCTGCCAGGGGCGGGCCTTAAGGGCGGACGGGCTGAGACTTGGAGCCGACGCATGCCCGCCCTTGTTTAACGGTAGCACAATCTCAGGGCGGGATAGAGCAGTTAGGTAGCTCGCTAGCCTCATAAGCTAGAAGTCATAGGTTCAAATCCTATTCCCGCCCCCTAATTGATGGATCGGGGGTGATGCCCCGTGATTAATACATACAGCCCGCCTGGGCTTGGCGGTTGGGTGGGAGGGTAAGCCTTACATGCGGGATATCCGCCTGGCATTGCAACGGGCAATCAAGTTTGCCGATGGCGTGCCCGATGTATCGGGCCTGCCATGCGACAAGATCTCACGTCCCGACGTGGGCGAATATATGCGCCGCTTTCACCTTGAGTTTACCAAGGACCGCTCTATCCGGTTTCATGAGATCTTGGCCAGTGATCCCGGTACAGACTTGCATGATCACCCCTGGGACTTTGTAAGCGTCATGCTTAACGGCACATATGATGAGGTTACCCCAACCGGGACCATACGCTACGAGGCCCCTTGCGTAATCATGCGTAAGGCTGAGCAATTGCATAGGCTCATACTGCCAGAGGGCCCAGCTTGGACATACGTTGTATGCGGCCGTGTCCGCCGAAGGTGGGGCCTTGCTACCGCTAACGGATGGGTGCCGCATTCCTCATATAAAGGCGCTAGCATGGCGGTTGATTGTGAGCCCAAGGCTATAGCCGGGCCTAGTCCTGGCCGCCGTCGCTGGTTATGCGTAAAGTAAACCGGGCAGGGCTAGGCTATAAGCACAAAAAGCAAAGACGTATTGCACTTGAAACATTCGTGCCCGGTACTATTTGCTTTAGATGCAAGCGGCCCATGCATTCATGGCAAAAGCTAGACCTCGATCACATAATACCGAGATCACGCGGGGGAATTGATACTCCTGCCATTCTTACCCATGCTCATTGCAACCGGAGCGCGGGCGCTAGCATGGGAAATCGGATGCGAAAAAGCCCAGGTAGGAGGCTCCGTCGCCTCAAGTCTCAAGATCGTTGGTGAGTTTCCGCAGGTCAGAGGCTTGTGATCTTTTAGCGTTTGCCCTGGACGGAGCCGGCTCGCTTATCGAATTTCTCTCCCCATGCCATTCCGGAGCCATTGTTAAATGGGCAGAATTGAAAGTGGAGTCAAATCCGACCTCCGCAAGCTTGGCATTTCCCGGCCAAAATCAGCGCTAGAAATGCTCGCTATTCGCCTCGCCCAATTGCTTGATTCGGAAGAAATAGATGACCGGCAGGCGGCCGGGATCGCCCGGGAGCTTCGGCTCACCATGGCGGCAATAGCCTCTCAGCCGGCCCCGGAAACAGATAGAATTGCCGACCTTGCCCGCAAAGTGCAGGAGAAATGATTACCACCTCTAGCGGGCTCCGCTATTGCTTTGATTGCTGGTGGGCCTCTTTCGCGGAAGATCCGGATGAGCGCTCGGATATTCACCTCTGCTATTCGGACGAATGCGAGTGTGAGATTTGCTCCCGGGAGCAATGCTCTATCCCGTCCGGGATTAAGCTTTGATAGGTGAGCAGAGACCGCGGCTCTTCTCATATCCGCAAGATATAGCCAAATCATACGGGGCCGAGGCGATAGAGCTTGCCGCCTCGGCAAGCCTCTTCCTTGATGACTGGCAATCCTTCGCGCTAGACAAGATGGTTAGCGTAAGGACTGACGGCAAATGGAGCGGGTTTGAATTTCTCGCCATCCTTGGGCGTCAAAACGGTAAGGGCAGCATCATTGAGGCCAGGGAGCTAGCCGGCCTCTTCCTCTTCCCCTCCGATCGCTTGATCATTCACACGGCACACGAGTTTAAAACTGCGGAAGAGGCCTATTTTCGCGTCAAGTATCTGATACAAAACACTCCAGACCTTGACCGTAGGATAAAGAAATATAGCGATTCCCATGGGCAAGAGGGCATAACGCTTCTGCCTTCCCCAACAATCATCATGGGCCCAGGCGGAAGGCACATAACTCGGAGGGCTGAGAAGCGGCTAAGGTTCCTCGCCCGGTCGGGCGGGAGCGGCCGGGGCTTTACCGGGGATCTCGTCATTTATGACGAAGCCATGATCCTTGACGCGGCCAAGGTCGGGGCTACGCTTCCAACGCTCTCGGCCAGGCCCAACCCTCAAGTCCTGTATATGGCTAGCGCGGGGATGATCACCTCAACGCAGCTAGCGAAGGTGAGAAGGCGCGGGGTTGCGGGTAGCTCGCCTTCCCTCGTTTTCCTTGAGTGGAGCATTAACGCTCACGGGGAGGAATGCGACCCATCCTGTAAAGCCCACGATGATCCGGACGATATACGCTCTGTTGCCCGCGCCAACCCGGCTCTAGGTATCCGGATCTCCGAAGATTACATAGTCAAAGAGAAAGAGGCTATGGATGAGACGGAGTGGCTCCGGGAGCGTATGGGAGTCGGCCAGTACCCGGCCCCGCTGGATGGCTGGCTTGTCATCCCGCGTAAATGGTGGGATGCAACCCAGGACAACAATGATGATCCTGCCCGCCCGGCCCGTCCCGTCTTCGCGGTCAATGTCTCCCCGGATCGCAAATGGGCGTCTATCGGCCTGGCGGGAGCCCGGCCAGATGGCCGGATGGGGATTGAGGTTGCCGACCGGAGGCCCGGTACCAACTGGGTTGTGCCTCGTTGCGTGGAGCTTCAAGAGCGCTGGCACTCGCCCGCCTGGATCATCAACCCCCGGGGGGCTTCTGGCTCCCTCGTTGATGATTTGGAGCGGCAGAAATTCAACGTCGTAAAGCTTACGACTCAAGACGTGGGGCATGCTTGCGGGCAATTCTTTGACTCGCTCCGTGATGATCTCGTGTGGCATCTCCGCCAGAAGCCTTTGCGGGATGCGCTGGCCGGGGCCGACAAGCGGACTCTTTCCGAATCGTGGGCCTGGGACGAGAAGAATGCCGCGGTTGATCTCTCGCCTCTTGTTGCCGTGACGTTTGCTCTATGGGGCTTCATGAAGTTTGGCGAGGATACAGATTATGAGGCACGGGATTCCGTGCATTTTGATGTTGACGAGATTACCCGCCTCGCCCGTGCGGGATTCTATAGCCCCTCGGATTTGCAACGGCTGAGGGATCAAAAGCTGATTACGGACGCTGAGCTAGAGACCGTGCTAGAGGCATTGAAGGTGGATACATGACGGCTATTACCGCTAGCCTCTCGCGGGCTCGGGGCTTGCTCCGGCCGCTACTGTCGGCCAGGATCGCGGCAACGCTGCCCGGGATCGCGGGCATGGTGCTTATCTCGTTCGGGGCTTCGCTCATTTACCTTCCGGCCGGGCTCATTATCGGCGGGGTCCTGTTGCTTCGTATAGACGCGAGGCTGTAACCCGTGGGCCTGATTTCTGGCCGGCCCATGGCTGAGCGCCTCTGGGGGATCTCTACCGTTGGGGAGCTTATCCCCGCCCGTGTTCCCACGAGCTTGTATCCGAGGCCGATTGTCACGCCTGAGCGGGCTATGCAGCAATCCGCCGTATGGGCGTGCCTGAGACTCCGGGCCGATCTTGTTAGCACTCTGCCTATAGATGTCTTCCGGAGGATCACGCTCGTTGCCGGGGAGCCGTCCATACAGATCCCGGCGGCCGTACCCCCGCTCCTGGTGAGCCCAGGCGGGGAGCGCGTGGGCATCAAAGAGTGGCTCTACATGGGCCAAGTTGAGCTTGACCGATCGGGCAACAACATCGGGATTATCCGGGAGGTTGACGCGCAAGGCTACCCCGCCCGTGTTGATCTCGTGTGTTCCTCGTCTTGCGCCATCCGTGGCCGTTATGAGGAAGTCACGGAATATTTGATCGATGGCGAAAGCTATGCGCCTGAGTACATTTGGCACGAGCGGCAATATCCCCTGGCGGGCGTGCCGTTTGGCCTCTCGCCCATAGCTTACGCGGCATACACGCTTGGCGAATATGTCTCCGTGCAAGAGTTTGTTACATCGTGGTTTGGCGGGGGCGCTGTTCCCAGGGCCCGGCTCCGCAACACGGAGAAAAAGCTTAAGGGCACGGAGGCTGCCGTTGTCAAGGAGGCTTGGCGGGCTTCTATCGCCATGGGTGAGCCCTTCGTGCACGGTAATGACTGGGAATATTCGCTTATCCAGGCGGAGAAAGCTAGCGCCGACTGGCTAGAGGCCAAGCGTTACACGGACGTTGATATTGCCCGTTTCCTTGGCTGCCCGGCCGATCTCATAGACGCGGCCGTTTCTGGCCAGAGCATCACCTATGCAAACATTACGGAGCGCAACCTTCAATTCCTGATCATGCATCTTGGCCCCGCGATCTCCAGGCGGGAAGACGCCTTGACGCGGGCTATTCCCCGGCCAAGATTCGTGAAGCTCAATTCTGAGGCGCTCTTGCGCATGGACCCAATGACGCGGGCAGCGTACATCAAGACTCAGATTGACTCTCGTGTACTGGCCCCGTCTGAGGCCCGCGCTATCGACAACCGGCCGCCGTTTACCGCTGATCAAATCGCGGAGTTTACGGAGCTTGGCCTTATCAAGAGCGCCGCTCCTGCTGATCAGGGTATGGCCGCTCCGCCTCCGGAGGATAACGCAAATGCAAACTAGCCAGACTGTCACGAGCAATGTAACCCTTGTCCCATTTGATATCCGTGATGCCAGGGCCCAGGCGGGCAGGCCCGCCGGCCCCGCCCGTATGCACCGTTTCCCAAGCGAGATCCGGGCGAAGCTCACCAAGCGTGACGGCAAGAGCTTCTATGAGGTTGATGGATACGCAAGCGTTTTTAACGTTTGGTATGAGATGTACGACATGTTTGGCCCATATAAAGAGAAGGTTGATTCTGCCGCCTTTGATATGACGCTGGCGAATGATCCGGACGTTGCGTTTTTGCTCAATCATCGCGGCATGACTATGGCCAGGACTAGCAACGGCACGCTTGATCTCTTCAAGGATGATACTGGGCTAGGCGTCCATGGCTTGCTTAACGCGGAGCGGCAAGACGTTAAGGATCTGGCTAGCGCGATTGACGACAAGCTTATTACCGAAATGTCTTTTGCCTTTATGCTCAATGAGGGCAAGTGGAATGATAATTATGATCATTTCACTATCTATGAGGCGGATATTGACCGCGGAGATGTTTCGGCCGTCAACTATGGGGCCTCGCCTTACACGAGCATTGAGGCGCGGGCTCAGGAGTATCTAGCGGACACGGAGCGCCTCCCGCTCCCGGTTGCCCGTGCCGCTCTCTCCCGTCTCTCCGTGAGGCTCTCTGAGCCCGCGAGAGAGACTCCCGAAGCTCCCCACGAGGGCCCAGGCGCGGGCCCGTCGCTGGCGATCGTCAGGCGGAGATTTCTGGCGCTTGACGAACGGTAAGCCCTGGCGAGATCAAACGCGGGGTTTTTACCCGGAGGTCACACCGGGTTAGCGCCTTTTGTTTGGCCTGGCGAGATCACACGAAGGCCAATCGTTGATCACATTTCTTTGAATGATTGGAGTGTGCCGCTATGGCCACGATTGACGAACTGATTTCCTCGATTGAGGTTGAGCTTGAGGCAGAGCAGAAGCGTGAGCAGAAGGCTCGCGCGGAGATCAAGCTCATGATTGAGACGGCCGGAAATGAGGGCCGTTCTAACCTGAGCGAAGAGGAAGACAAGCGCTCAGAGGATCTCTTTGCCGCCGTTGAGGGCTCCAAGGAAGCCCAGGCGGGCATTAAGCGCAAGCTCGCCAACGCTACGAAGGTCAAGGCTGAGGAAGCCGAGGCGGAGGCCCGCGCTCGTGAGACGCGGGAAACCCCGGTTAGGCGTCCGAAGTATGACGAGGTTGCCCGGGTTGGCAAGGAAGAGCGCACCTATCACAAGGGTAACGATCCTTCCGGGGATATGTTTATCCGTGACGTTTGCCACCAGTTCCTTAACAACGACGTTTCGGCCGGGACTAGACTTGCCCGCCATATGCACGAAGAGCGCGTTGAGCGTCCGCAGTATTTCCAGAGGGCGGCAGGCGACCTTGCGACAACCGCCCTGGGCGGGCTCGTTGTGCCTCAGTTCCTTGTGGATATGACCGCTCCGGCCGTTGCGAACCTTCGCCCGTTTGCGGACGTGTGTAACCATCACATTCTGCCTGATCAGGGCATGACGGTTACGATCCCGAAGATTACCACGGCCACGAGCGCGGCTCTCCAAGCAACTCAGCTTACGGGCGTTTCGGCAACCTCCCTGGCTGAGACCGATCTCAACGTGTCGGTACAGACGGCCGCCGGCCAGCAGAATGTCTCCCGTCAGGCTCTTGACCGCGGCTATGGCATTGGCGACGTTGTGCTACAGGATCTCTTTAAGAGGTACGCTACCGTTCTGGATAACACGCTGATTAATCAGGCTACTAACGGGCTTGATGCGGTTTCCGTGACCAACACTTACACGTCGGGCTCTCCCACGGGCACGGCGCTGTTTACGAAGGTCGTTGGCGCGATGTCCGGAGTTGAGGCGGCACTTCTGGCCATGGGCCGGCCAACTCATGTGATCATGCATAGCCGGCGCTGGTACTGGCTCCAGTCTCAGCTAACCTCCACTTGGCCGCTCGTTAACATGGGCGGGGATTCCCGGGTTGGTGGTTCCGCAAACGAGGGTTCTTCGTATGCGAGCGGGATTCGCGGACAGCTTCCTAACGGGCTTGGCGTTGTGGTTGACAACAACGTTGTCACTAACCTTGGCGTTGGGACTAACCAGGATCGCGTTTATGTCGTGCCTCAGGATGAGTGCCACCTTTGGGAACAGGCCGGGCAGCCAGCTTTTATCAGGGCTGAACAGCCTAACTCGCCTTCTCTGGGCGTGCTCCTTGTCGTGTACGGCTATTTTGCCTACACCTTTGCCCGCTATTCCTCGATTATCCAGAATATTGACGGTACCGGATTGGTTACCCCGGCATTCTGAGTTAGCGGGGAGCCCGGGGTTTAGCTGGCTCCGGGCTCCCCGGCAAGGGGTTTAGCCAATGCGGCAAATGAGTCATGTAGCGCCATACCCGGTTGAGCTAGAGGAAGTAATCTCCAAACTGGAGTTTGCCCCGGGCTGGAGTTTTGAGCTACGCGATTGCGAAAAGCACGCGGGAGCCCGCGGTCTCACCCTAGTTATCTCGATTGAGACAACGGATGCCTACAATCCTGGCGAGCCTTACACGGTAACTCACTATATGAGCGTGCCGCCTGCCTCACACAATCTCCGCAACTGGGCCCGCTGGGTACTAGAGCAGATCCTTCTAGTACAGCGTCATGAGGCTATGGAGGCTTTCGTTGTTGACGGCAAGAGACCGTTTCCGCCTGGGCATGGCGGGGGCCGTGATCCTTATTACCCGCTAGTGATTTATTGAGAGGCCGGGCATGGCAGTTATCATCAACAACCGCGAGGTTAATCTTTCCTCGGCCCAGACGGGCAACGGCCAGAGTACCAACATAGCCGACCGCATGCAGCCGGAGACATTCGTACAGTCTCGCGGCCCGGCAATGCTCGTGATCACGACAACGATAGGCGCAACGCCAACTTGCACATATGCGGTTGAGGGTTCGGCCGATGGCTCTAACTGGTGGGCCCTGCAATATGCGGACTCGGCAACCCCGGGCACGGTCGTTACAACCACGTTTGCGATTACGACCGCCACAACTAAGCAAGTGATTATCCAGCCGAATCAGCCGTTTAAGCAGCTTCGTATTACTTATTCGGCTAACACTAATGTCACCAATACGGCCAACGTCTATTTCTTCTGAGTAGCTATGTACGAAGTGATTACGTTTACTGTTGATTACCCGGAAGCCGTTACGGAGCCCCCTATGTCTGACAACGAAAAATACATTGCGGCACTGTTGCGGGAGCGGGAGGCGGCACCCCGGCTTGGCGCTCCGGAGCGGGTAGCGGAGATCGATGCGGAGCTAGAGCGCCATGGATTCGGCCCGGACGGTAAGCCTCTCAAGCGTAAGCAAGGCGAGGCTCCGCCTGGCCGCAAGGAGAGCCCGGAGCGGCGCAACACGGCCAGGCGGGCAGCCGGATGAGCAATGCCTACCGGGACAAGCTTCTAAGCGTCGGCTATCTCCCGCGCGGCCGTGCCCGCTCACGCATCCGTGAAGGCCGGGAGCATCCGGAAAGCGGGGCCGCCTTCAAAGAAACGACAGACGAGCTAGGCAACACGGTTACCGAACATGCCACGAAGGATGATCGCGTTGACGTGAATATCCGGCCTGAGACCGTCCGGGTAAAGATTGGGGCCATCAATGGCATGGACTAAAAGCGGGCTCTATGTCCACACGTTCCAAGAGATCCTCCGCGGTACCTCGCTAACTGGCGGGCAATTTGACTGGCGTTTGGCAACATACAAGATCGCGCTTCACAACTCGTCTAACACGGACGGATCTTCGCCAATCAATTTCTCTACCGCTACTCCGTCTTGGGTTAACACTAACGAGGTTTCCGGTACAGGCTGGGCCGCCGGCGGTATCACGCTTTCAACGGCCGCCTCCGGGGGCGGCAGTGTTACCCCGACGCTCGCGGAAGGCACCACGGGCAGTATCCGGTATAACTGGACTAGCGCGCTCTCCGTGGCCAGTACAACGCTCAATTCCGGGGGCGGGCCCTTTGGCTGCATCATCTATGCCGATCCGGTTACGTCACCTTCGGATATGGCCGATGCCATGATTGTCGCTATATGCTTCGCGGCTTCATATCCGACGAATAACGGCACTTTTGGGATTACGCCTAGCGGCACGGGCCTTGTTGAGATTGACATAACGCCCTGAGTCTCTACATGGGTAGCTAATCGCGGAAGCGGTTAACAGGGCCCGGGAATTTAGGGTGCCTCATGGCTGTTGGCCACATTCTAACTACGCAATCACATAGCTCCGGCTCTGCCTCAACTAATCAGGCTTCATTTAACTGGTCACACGCTAACGGCGGCACTACGCCCAGAGGCGTTCTAGTCTACACTTTCCATACTCCGGCAACTGGCGATATCGTCACTAACGTTACCTATGGTGGCGTGGCGCTTACTGCCGTTCCTGGCGGCCGGGCCGCCGATACCGCCACTGAGCCGGGCGATTGTAAAGCATGGTTCCTCGGCTCCGGTATCCCAACAGGTACGCAAACGGTCGAAGTTACCCGCACTAACAATAGCGATCAAGTGTGGGCAACCGCAACGACCGTTTCGGCAGATGATGATACCGAAGTTGTCGGCACCACAATTCAACAGGAAAACGGCACCTTCGCGGCCATTAGCGTTAACGATGGCTCTACCGGCGTTAACTCAATGCGTTTTGCCGGCGGCTATTCTGGCGGGGCTAATATTCTCAGTGCCGCCACGGGCTCAACGGTCACGGCATCTAACGACCTCGGCAACTACACTGACACGGTATGCCGCGAGTCTACCGCCGGCCAA